AGACAAGCACAATAAAGATAAAGAAAATAAAACCAAGTTAGTGCAAGTACAACAGAAACCAATTAGCATATACAGTGAAAATATATCGCAAAAACAAAGGATTGCTTTAATTAGACGTTATAGAATCCTAGAAAAAAAAGCGGCTTTTGATTGGGTTCACAAAAATATTCATAATTTAAAGCTAATATGCTTAAATTGTTCCTAAAATATACCATTCTTTTTGGTTGACAGATTCGGTTTTCGTGTTATTATTATAATATGATAACACAAGAACAGGAGAAAAAAGTGTCAAAAAAGGTAGAATTTAATACTGTAACAGCTCTTAGCCTAGCTTTTAACATCTATGATAAGCAAGGATACGTTAAAACTAACTCTTATGTTGGACAAGAACAACCAAAAAGACCCAACAAAGAAGTATTAGTTACAGAATTACAAAAAGATTTATCTGAGTTGGCACATCCATCTGTGGAAAAACTGGTTGATATGAAGAAAGACTTATTCTTTAAAAAGATGTCAGGATCAGTAACTGACTATGAAAATCTTATTTCTAAACTATTAACTAATGATAAGATTGGTAACAAAGATCTTGGATTAGTTGCTAGTGTTCCTTTAATGTATGACAATTATCTTAAATCAAAGAAAAAACAAGAAAAGTATTCTTTCTATCAAGACCACTCAAACTTTATTGGTAATCCTGGAAGTAAGTTTTCACTTGATGTAAGTGTTATTGAAAATACGTTTCTTTCTTATAAAGGTTTTTACATTTATGCATTTGAAGATGAAACATCAAATGTTATTAAATGGATGACAGGAAAAGAACTTGATTTTAAAATTGGAGATAAAGTAAAACTTTCTGGTACAATTAAAGCACACAATCAGACCAAGTACTATGGAGCAGAAACTTTGGTCACAAGATGTAAGGTAGAAAAATAATGAAACCTTGGGAAATTATAAAAGAGTTAGAATCTGATAATTCAAGACTAAAAAAAGAATCAATAATTAAAAGAGAATCTGAAAAAGATAACGAAAGATTTTTTGATGGTATTTGTATGGCACTGGATGGTTTTAGAACATTTGGTGTTCAAAAAGTTCCTTTATCTAAAAAAGACGGAATTGGAGTTAGTTGGACACAATTTAATGAAGTAGTAAAACAGTTAGAAGATAGAACTTTAACTGGTAATCAAATGAGAGACACAATACAAGATTTATGTGATCAAGCAAATACACAAGAATGGAATGATTGGTATAGAAGAATTTTAATCAAAGATTTAAGATGCGGTGTGACACATAAAACAATTAATAAATTTTCTACTTACAAAGTACCTGTGTTTGAATGTATGTTAGCTACAGATTCAGCAAAGCACGAAAAGAAAATGATAGGAAAAATGTTAGTTGAGCCTAAACTTGATGGTGTTAGAGTTGTAGTTATCTGTGATGTAGATAAAGATGAAGTTAAGTTGTTTTCAAGAAACGGTAAAGAACTAACAAACTTTCCACACATTAATAAACAGTTTGATGATATATTAGATCAGTTACCCGAAAGTATGGTGTTTGATGGAGAAGTAATGAGCGATGACTTTCAAACACTAATGAGAGAAATTCATAGAAAGGGCGGAGCAAAAACAAAAGATGCAATACTTAATCTATTTGATTGTATGCCACTTTATAATTTTCAAGACGGTAGTTGTGTAGATCCATTATGGAAAAGAAAAGAGACATTAGAAAGTTTTAAGTATGGACCAAATGTTAATCTAGTTGAATATGTTAAGATAGATTTAAGTGATGAAGATGGACAAAAGCAATTTGCTGATTATAATAAAATTTGTATTGATAAAGGATATGAAGGTATTATGGTCAAACCAATTAATGGTGCTTACGAATGTAAGAGATCTACATTATGGTTAAAAGTCAAACCTTTTATAGAAGTTTCGTTAACAGTTAAAGCAGTTGAAGAAGGCACAGGAAGAAATGTAGGAAAACTTGGTGCTTTAATTGTAGAAGGCACAGATGATGGAAAGTTTATTAAAACAAACGTAGGATCCGGATTAACAGATGCTGACAGGGAAGAGTTTTGGTCTGCTAAAGAAAAATTAATAGGCCAAGTGGTTGAAGTTAGAGCAGATGCAATAACTCAAAACCAAGATGCAAATAACGAATGGAGTTTAAGATTTCCTAGATTTTTAAGATTTAGGGGCTTTGATAAAGGAGAAAAATTATGAGACAATTTATAGTCGATTGTTGGAATGGTGTAATGAATTTTGAGCATAACCCATTACGTCATATTCCAGATTTACAAGTTCGTCATATGGTGATGCAAATACTTGCATTTGTATGGTCAGGCGTATTTGCCATATACATTGCAAACAGTATTACGGCATTTGGTATAAGTGCCTTTGCTCATATGGCATTACTTGCCGCAGTTGTATTGACTGTAGGATCATTTAAAGTTGCTGAGAAGTCACCAGGAACATTTAATTTTTTAAAAGGATACCACAGTTATGGTAGAGGTCGTAATTATGTGATGATGCGAGATAAAGACGGCAATGCATACAAACAACCTTTACCACCAAATGATCCTGGAGGAGAACATGAATAGAATAAAAATAAAATCACATGCAACCAACACTATTGTTACAATAGAAAAAGGTTTGCTAGGTTTGATTGCAGTACTAACAGTTATTGCGACAGCACAAGAATTGGTAGCCATTATAGATGCTAAGAAAGTTGATTTAGCAGATCTATTATTGCTATTCATTTACACAGAGGTGTTAGGAATGATTGGTGTGTTCTATGCAAGTAATAGAATACCAATTACGTTGCCTTTGTTTATTGCTATGACGGCCATAGCACGTTTGATAATACTGCAAGGTAAGGAAATGGATGCATCTGTGTTGATATATGAGGCAAGTGCTATTGCCATAATTGCTCTAGCTTGTTTGATCATCAGATTCAAGCCACCATGGACTTACAAATATCAACCAGAAGAGGATGAATAATGTATGAAATATGGTACATACCAAGAATACATGATGAAGTATTATGTTGGAAATTTGACAATGTTAGCCAGGCTCAAGATGCTATGACAAAATTAAAAGAACAAAGACCAAAAGCCTACAAGCATCATTATATTTGGAATACAAAAACTAAAACAAAAATTAAACATGAAGAACAGTTTGATGAGTTTGGATGGTGGGGTAGTTAAATGAAAAAACTTTGGAACGATTGGGGACCTTTATTTGTTGCAATAATACTTGCCGCAGGAATAATTTGTGGAACAGTTTTTACTGATTATCCTGAAAAATGGTTTAGACATGACATGAGTTGTGATGGATCAATTGGCGGTGGCTGTGCTTGTACAGATGAATCAGACAGTATATTGTGTAATATTAAAAATAGTTAGTGTATGAGTGAACTTGAACAGTTAATTAAAGAATTAAAAGAATATAGAAACGATATGGTTGCAAAAAATTATCCATTTCAACAGATATCAAATATCATAGTGAAATGGGAAGAACACATAAGATTATCAAAACAACAAAAGGAGGATAATGAACAAAAAGAAACACTGGGAAAAAATTGATAAAGACAATGAGGACATAATGACAAGAATGCACCCGGCTGTATTAATACCAGGAGTATTGGTAGGACTTATAGTTATTGCAGGATGTATTTTCAAAGGATACATGGGCTGGTAATGAAAAAGAAAAAATCACATTGGGATATATTCCCTGAAGAATTATATCAAGGTTTAAAATTTATATTGCCTGTTACATTTGGAGGCATTGCATTATTTGTTGGAGGTTGGAAATTTCCCTATCCAACTGCAATAGTAGTAATGGTCGTTAGTGTTGGTTTCCTAGTATGGACAAGAAAGTGGTTTGAATAATGAATAATTTATTTAAAACAATTTTGATTTATGAAGCACTTGCATTTTTATTATGGAACATAATGGTAAGAACACAAAGTGATTATGAAATGTGGTTGTTTGAAAATATACACACAACCGTTTATACAATTTTAGCATCTTTGTTATTAATAGCAACTATTGTGTATGTAGCAAAAACAGTTGGACATAAAATAAAGACACCTAAAATATTAGAGCAAGATCCAAGGAAAACACAATAGGAGGAATGGATGAGCAATGAATATTCGTCACAAGAAGGATATTATGAATACATGATGAGAAGAATGCGTGAAGATGATGAAAGACGCAAAAACTCTAATGTTGAAAATAAAGAGACAGCTCTTTATGAAGCCGCTAGGCATGTAAATAGTTTTGCAGTCAAATGGTTAAGAGACAATAAGAAAAAGATGCATCCAGATGATGCAAAGAATCTTGAAACAAGTATAAAAGTAATTGACATATATGGGATGAACTACTATGACAGCAAAAATAATTAAATTTCCAACAGGGAAAGTAAGCAATAAAAAAGAAATAGCACAAACTCAATATAGAGAAATGATACATGCTATTGTAGAAGAATTTTTTTATAACGGTATGGAGTTTAATCCTGAACAACAGATGAAAATTGTACCTGCATTAAAAGTTTTAGAATCTATGATTTATGAACATCATGGATTACACCATGAACATAAAAATCTTCTTGATCAGTTTGCTAAAGAGTTTTCAAAAAGGCAACACAGTGAAAAAAACTAAAATTGTTACTACAGTAAAAGATGTACTAAATGAAAAGCCCAAAGGTGCTTTCATTTATCGTATAATGTATAATAATGATATTCCTTTTTATGTAGGCATGAGTTTACGTGATTTACAAGCAAGATTTAAAACACACATGGCAAAAATATCAGGACATAAAAAATATCCTGATAGACCAAAATGTCAAGAAATGATTTTTGAATCAAAAGAATTAAAATTTAAATGTGTTGGCAGACAAGTATATGGTTTTGATGAGATAAGAACTATATTTTATCATCATAGAATTGAGTTTGATATGTTAAATGCTAAAGTAAGACTTGAAAGATATCATGATGAAGCTTTAGCTGATCACGGAACTGAGTTAAGTAATAATACAAAATGGCCACTAACAAATAAATTTACTTTGAAAAAAATTGAAGATAAAATAATTGAAACTGAAATACCTTTAGCCAATGATGAAACAATACATTTAGCTGAAAAAAGGTTAGGATTATAAAATGTTTACTATTCCTTACATACAAGAAAAACTTGATTATGATAGGAACAAATTAGTTAACAGTATTCGAGCTCACAGTGAAACATTAAAGGTACCAAATCCATGGCCAAAACAATCAGAAGTTATTAGTTCATTAGCTTCTGGTGGTGAAGATAGCTGGCAAGATCAGGATCTTTTTAAACAAATGTATCCGCTGATTGTAAAGTTTCTTAAAAAAACAATGGATATGAATGTCAAAGTTCAGTGTCATATGTGGTATAACATATACAATACAGGGTACATGCAAGAAGCTCATGCACACCATGGAGTAGGTTCATTAGCATCAGGAATTGTTTATGTGAGATATCCAAAAGGCTCCACAGCAACAACTTTCTTAAGTCCAATGCGTCATTACTTTAATGCTTGTCAATACAAAGAAGACTATACAATGTTTACTCCAGATGTTACTGAGGGTGACTGTATTATCTTTCCTCCTTGGCTAGAACACAGAGTTGACAAACAAACTAATATTGATCGTTCAAGAATTACAGTAGCATTTAACGTCATAGCTAGTAGTTAAAATACCCATATAATATAAAAAGAATATAAATAATAGTATGAGTAATACTTGTACTATAATAGACATCACACATCTGATAAATCAGAGAAAAATCAAAAAACTGATTAAGCGTCAGCTTGAAGAATTAGAAATAGACAACTTTTTTTGCGAAGAATGTCGAGTTAATTTCAAAAATGGCAAGGCACAGTATATTGGTTCGATTTGGGATAAAAAATCAGGTAGAGAACTGCGTCTTGATAATACATTTGACGTTACTCGTGCATTATCAAACTATTAAGCACTACTATATTTTATAAATAGTTTTAATAGTTCGAGACTGTGGGAAACCACAGACTGTTGAAAAACAGACTTGGAGCAGAGAATGGCAGTAACATATAATTTAAGAGGGACTACGAATTCCTCATTTAAGGTTGGTAAAGACGGACAAGGTATTGTCTATGCGGGATCTTTACAGGCAAACAATCTAGCCGCAACAGGAAATTTAACAGTTACTGGTAATTTAACGGTCCAAGGCACTACAACAACAGTTGATTCTACAAATATTGCAGTTAAAAACGCCTTTGTTTTTGAAGGTGCTACAGCAGACGACTTTGAAACCATACTTACAATAGCAGATCCAACAGCAGATAGAACAATAACACTTCCTGATACAACAGGTACTGTTATGTTAAATCTTCGTGAAGATACTAGTCCACAGTTAGGCGGAACACTTGATGCCGCCGGCAACATCATTGATATGGGTACTAATAATATCACTGATACAAAAGTGGGACAATGGGACACAGCATACAGCTGGGGTGATCATTCCACACAAAATTATCTCAGTGGTAACATAGGATTTCCAAAAGACCTTGGTGCTGTAACTTCATCAGCTACAACGTTCCCTCCAGGAGCAGGCCCAAATCTTGGTTCCATAGCTTCCGGGGATACTTTTATAGGAGTGGTACAAGATTTAGGATTATTATCAGATTCTAGTTCTTTTTTTGATAGCACATTAACATTAACAAATTCAGGTGCTGATAATTCAGCTGGTCCTATTTTAGAACTATTTAGAGATAGTTCAAGCCCAGCAGATTCAGATTATCTTGGACAGATAAAATTCCAAGGTGATAACGATGCTGGTGCCAAAAAGAACTATGCAAAAATTTCAGGAAAAATACTAGATGCATCAGATGGCACAGAAGATGGTATTTTAGAATTTGCTTTTTTGAAAGCAGGTACTAACAATATTTCAGGAAGATTTAGAAGTGATCAGTTACAGTTATTAAACGGAACAAAATTATACATTGGTGGTTCAGGAAGTATTCAGTTTGAAGGAGATTCATCAAATGCACATGAAACAACAATAAATGTAACAGAACCAACAGCAGATAGAACAATCACGTTTCCAGATTCAACTGGAACAGTAGCATTAACAAACAGCTTTACTAGATTTCATAGCTCACCACAAACTGTTACAAGTTCTCAGGAAACTACAAATGTCAGCTCAACAGTCAATTATACATTTTCAGAATTAAACAATGCAGTTCATTATAATATTTTTTTAAATAGAACATTGTTAAGACCAACAGAATTTTCAGTGTCAGGTACAACTTTGACAGTTGCCGTTGGAATACTAGCACAAAATGATGAACTTGAAGTAACAGGATTTACGGTATAGGAGTTGACAAATGGCAGTAGGTAGAAATAGAAAGAAAAGTTCAAGAAGAAGAAAAATTAAAATTGCTGGACAGTTAAGAGATTTTGATGATCTAAGGACTTTGAAATCCACTGAACTTAAAATAGGTCAAGCTGACGAAAAAGATTATAAAAATTTACGTTGGAGATACAAGACTGACGGTGATGTAGAATTTGTTGAAGATGATGATAACTTAGGTGATGATGATATTGTATTTGGTGGTAGTAAGTCAGATATTAGACGTATTGAAGATATGGAAAGAAACATATCTATACTGGCAACCAAAAGCAGTGGTGGCATATTCACTGCCAGTGGACAAAAACAGACACACGATGGTACACAGGTAGAATTTGATTTAGATACTCATAATTCAGCATCAAACGACACAGGCTCAACAAACGTATCGGGGCAAACATTAACTTTGTCTGGTAGTGACTTTACAGCAGATAGCAGAGGTATATTTTTTATAAGCAATACCAATCATGGTAGCCAAGAAGATGTTATAATCAGAACAAACGGTACTGGTCTCTCCTCCAGTGGAGGTTTTGCAAATCCAACAGGAGCCTCTAGTTTATTTGGATTTAGAGGAAATCTTGGAACCAAAGGTGTAAGATTTTTAACAACTGCTGATATTAATACTTCAAGTTATTTGACATTGGAGTTTTATCTGATACAAGGAACCAGTTCAAATGGTGGTGAAGCCACAGATGCTAATGATAACATGGTATTGCAATACAGCACCAATGGAGGAAACTCATATACTGCTCTAGCAACTTATCTTGGTAGTCCACGTAACTATTCAACTTGGACAAAGGTTACTGTTACACTACCAAGTGGAGCCAAAGCAAGTAGTGTGAGATTCAGATGGTATAATACACACACATCATCAGGTGATTTTGATCATTGGGGAGTCAGTTTAGTTAAACTACACGATGGTACAATCACAAACCCTAGTTTTATTGTTAGCAACAATGGAACAGATACTATTTCCGCTAGTGCGACTGATATAACTTTAACTACTGATACAATTACACTAGCCGGTAATGTAAGCACAAGTAAAAATATTTCAGCAACAGGTACAACAACATTGTCAACAGTTGATATCAATGGTGGTAATATAGATGGTGTTACTATTGGTGGCTCATCTCGAGGAGCTGGTAATTTCAATAGTTTATATGTTGTTGGTGCAAATCCTATAACATTTGAAGGAGCATCTGCCGGTAGCTTTGAAACTAGAATTAACGTAACAGATCCAACAGCAGATAGAACAATCACGTTACCAGATGAAACAGGTACTGTTTCGTTAGATGGAGGTTGGAAAAAACTTGGCAGTTCAAACTGGACCAGCGACACTGGTTATGCAGATTTTACTGTAGTAGATCCTACAAAATATAGACAATACAAAGTTGTATGGTGGATATCACATCAAAACACTGCCAACAGTGGTACTCAGTGGACCGAAACAGCCGCAGTATTTTTAACCAGTGGTGGAGAAGTAACAGAGTATGATAACAACGTTACTTGGAGAAATTCAACGAATACAACTGAATCAATCAACAGTACTTCATATGCCGGTGCCAAAAGTGCTATGTGGTTGGCAGGCAATGGTTCAACTTTTGATTCACACGGTGAAGCATTATTCACAGTGCCAAACAATGCTAATTTTAGAGCGGCCATGAGAGGTAACTCACAGTTGATTGGTGCGCCAAGAGCCGGTACAACCGCAGTGAACTATCTGGAAGAAATGTCAAGTGTGGCGTACAACCAAGATCCTACTGCAATCACTGGCATAAGAATTAGAAGTTGGAATGGTACAAGTTATACCAGCCAAGCAGGAAATATAACTATTTTTGGAATGGAGATGTAATATGCACACCATTGAATATCTAAGAGCAGAAAGAAACAGAAGATTAGCTGATTGTGATTGGGTAGTGATAAAAGCCAGAGAAAACGGGCAACAAGTTTCATCAGCATGGAAAACTTATAGGCAGGCTTTAAGAGATATAACAAATACGTATGATAATTTAAATGATGTAGTATGGCCAGAAAAGCCATAGAGTTAAATACAATAAGTAATTTAGGAGAATATAAATGTGGAATATAATAAAACACGAAATACCAGAAACACTTGATAACTGGAGAGTGATTCCAAGGTTATTGATTTTTATGTATGCAGTAGTATTCTATCAAACAATGAACTGGTTTATGTTGTTAGACAATCCAAACAATGCACAGGCAGGGTTTGTATCAGTAATTGTTGGTGCCGGCGCGGCATGGTTTGGTTTATATGTGAATTCAGGTTCAGGTAAAAGAATCAAAATAGAAACTACAGACAGAGGAAGTAAAACAAGTTAATGGAAACGCCAACTCTAGCAAATCTATCTATGGATTTTTCTAGCATGATACTTCCATGGATAGCTGTATTAATATCATTAGTGGTAGCTATTTGGTTTAAAGATTTTGCAACAGCTCTTGCTAAAGGCTTAAGATTTAAATTTGATCCTGCTTTTAATGAAGGCGACGAAGTTTTGTTAGATGGCGAATTAGCAATGATTGTAAAGATTGGTGCTAGACAAACTGTATTTGGAGTTTATTCAGATAGAGGTTACACTTGGAGGTATGTACCAAACGAAAGAATACCTTACTTAAAATTAGAAAAAGTTATGAAAAAAGATCTTCATGTTGACACTGAAGAAGAAAAAGCAGAAAAAATGAAATCATTAATTGACAAAGTGCAAGATACTCAAATAGCTAAAAACAAAGAAGCAATTGAAAAAATTGTTGAAGGAAAATAATGAGTGACATAAGCATGATGCAAACTATAGGTGAATCATCAGATAACCCAGCTGGTGGTGAACCAGCAAGTAAAACTATCAATATTAATGCAGGTGATGGTGGCATGGGTGATGTTCAAGCAGGAATTGAATTTATATATCACATGCGTGAGCACCTAGTTGATGTAGGTGTTGCAACAGTATATCTTTTTGTGTGTTACGGCATATATTTGTTAATGAAAAAATACATACGATAAATACTTAAAATGAGCAATATATTATTTAAATTTGATAATGCACTTTCAGAAGATTCATTAGAATCTTTATTTGATACAGTTGCAACAATTATTCCAGAAGATGCTTATGCTGAACAGACTTCTGCAAGTGATGGTATTGAGGCAAATCACAATGTGATTTATCATGTTACTCATAATGAACACTGTTATGAAATGCCATTAACAAGACCTTTAACAGTAGAAGAAGGCAAGGCACTTTACGGCATAATTGATCAGGCTATTGACTATGACTATGTTATGGAAATTTCAGCCAATCCAACCGAACTAAAAAACAGATATAATTTCAACAATTTCCAAGGTTCTATTTTAGAGGGCGATTTAGACTAATTTCTAATATTCTACTTGACATTTGGGCATAATGTGTTATACTTACAATATGACACAACACTTGATGGTAGATTTAGAAACACTGGCTACAACCATAGACGCCAATGTACTGACTATTGGAGCAATTAAATTTGATCCATATGCAGATTACAGAGGATGGAATTGGTTAGAGTATCCTGAAACACAAATATTCTATCGCAGAATTGATCCTGAAACTGGTTCTAATATTGGACTAAAAATGGATGAAGATACTTTGGCTTGGTGGAGTAAACAATCCGATGAAGTTAAAGCTGAAGCATTTTCTGAAAATGACAGGTATTCAATAGAGCAAGTTATGAAAGATTTTTATCAGTTTGCTTTACCTTGCAAATACATTTGGTCTCAAGGTGCCGCATTTGATACTGTAATATGCGAACAAATTTTTCACAAGTTAAAAAGAGGTGCACCTTGGATGTTCTATAATATAAGAGATACAAGAACACTATTTGATTTGGCAGAACCAGAAATGCCAAAAGCATTACATCACCATGCATTATTTGACTGTTGGAGACAGACAGTTGGTGTGCAGAACATATATCGTAAACTCAACATACCAAAGAAGTATTAGATGAAGATAGGATTTTGCTGTAAATGGCTAAATGATCCTAGTGAATGTCGTGGCATGAAAATTAATGCTAAAGACAGAGATCTCAATGGACGTTCAACAACTATGCGTTGGTTAAGAGAGCATCCAGAAGATGCAGAACAAAGACAGTGGGACATAATGAATCATAATGCACAGGCGGCCTTAAAAATGGTTGAACGTGTGGGATCGTTGCCAGAAGAAAGAAAAATGGTAAGACTTGGATCAGAAATGTTACAAGGTTACACTGAACCTAACTGGATAGAATGGTGGCAACAATCACATATACAAAATCATCTAGCTAAAATATTTTCTCCAGTTGGCGAAGCATCAAGACGCCTAGGAGTTAAAATTAGTTTTCATCCTGGACAATTTTGTGTACTTGCAAGTGATAGACCTGATGTAGCTGAAAGAAGTAGACTTGAATTTGAATATCATGCTGATATGGCCAGATGGATGGGTTTTGGTAAGAGTTTCCAAGATGGTTGTAAATTGAACGTTCATATATCTGGCAAACGTGGTCCACAAGGTATTATTGATATGATACCAAAATTATCTCCAGAAGCACGTAATTTGCTTACTATTGAAAATGATGAAATGGGTTGGGGACTAGATGCTAGTTTAAAATTAGAAAAACATTGTGCATTAGTACTTGATATTCACCATCATTGGATCAGAGATGAAGAGTATATCCAAGCAAATGATGACAGAGTGAAAAGAGTTGTTGATAGCTGGAGAGGTAGTAGACCCACATTACATTATTCTTATTCTAGAGATGAAGCACTAGAACCAGCTGGATTAGGAGAAAATACACACTCTCATATGCATGATATTAAGAAATTATTAGAATTAGGTTGTAAAAAGCAAAAGCTCAGAGCACACAGTGACTTCTTTCCTAACCTTGCAGTAAACGAATGGGCTTTAAGTTTTGGCGAATATTTTGATATTCAAGCAGAAGCAAAAGGAAAAAATCTAGCATCTCAACAGTTGTACGATCTTTTTATTTCAACTAAATAAGTTAAAATAAGGAGATTACTATGCGTCAAAAAGAAAGTACACATGAATCTGTACATAAAAGAACTTCTATTGGGCGTGGAAGACTAAAAATGTCTTCTATGAATAAACATAAAAGAAGATCTTATAAACAGTACATAGGTCAAGGTAAACGTAGCTAATGAGAGCTACTGATTTAAATACAGCCGTTTTTGCTTTCGGTAGGTTAAATCCGCCAACAATCGGTCACGGCCGCCTGGTTGACGTGGTTAAAAATCAACCAGGAAAGCCCTTTTTATTTTTAACGCATACTCAAAAACCCAACACTGATCCACTTACATTCCAACAAAAATTAAAATATGCAAAAGCAAGTTTTGATGGTATTACAATAGGCTATCCTGATGTTAAGACTATTATACAGGCGTTACAGAAGCTGGAATCATTAGGTTTTGCACATGTTATATTAGTTGCAGGTTCTGATAGAGTAAAACAATTTGAAAGTTTTTTAACAAAGTATAATGGTAAAGATTATAACTTTGAAAGTGTTAAGGTTATGAGCTCTGGAGAAAGAGATCCAGATGCTGAAGGAATTGAAGGCATGAGTGCAAGTAAAATGCGTGAACATGCAAGAAAAGGTGAATTTGATAAATTTAATGATGGTGTTATAAATCAAAAAATTGCAAAACAAATGTATAACGATGTTCGAGCAGGACTAAAGATTCAAGAAACAGTAACAGAAGATATTGCTACTAAACCAAAAGTATATGTTGATATGGATGGAGTAATAGCTGACTTTTTTTCAGCACTAGCACAATTTAGAAAAGTGAACCACTGGAAAGATCAAGGTGGTGAAATGAGTGTAGAAGATAGTATTAAAATGATTGCTGGCACTGAGTTCTTTTATACGTTGCCAGTCTTTCCAACAGCAAAACAATTAATTACTATGGTACAAAGTTTTACTGGTGGCGAATGGTATATATGCAGTTCACCATTGAGAGGTGATCATGAAAATTCTAAGAAACACAAATTACGTTGGTTGAGAGATAATGGATTTTCACCAACTGGTACAATTATCACTGGAAGAAAAGAATCGTACGCAGTAAACAAAACTAATGGAATACCAAATATTTTAATTGATGACAAACCAAGCAATATTGAAAGATGGATTGCTAAAGGTGGAATTGGTATTAGATATCAAGCTAATAAAGATAATTTATCAAGAATATTAATTGCTTTTAAATTAGTTGAAACATATTTTGAAAAGAATGATTCAATTACTTCTGAACTAGTTAGTAAAATGAATCAAGCAGTCAATACAGGAAAACTTGTTGAGCATGGTGGAAGAATTGTAAAAGGAATCAATACTACACATGACGTTGGTATTGATGCAATTAAAAAGCAATCAGCTAAATTAGGATTCAATGTTGACAATGATGGCTATCCACCAAAACTCAGAGAAGAATTAAAGTTTCAAAATAAATCAGGTGATAAAAGTTTACTAACATTGCCAGGAACTAAGAAGTTTCAAAAGATGAAAAAGACATCATCACCTGGAACTGAAAAATGGTTTAAAGCATACAGGACTTTACCTTACTTGACTAAAGGTAGAAAAAATCATTATATGCTACCAGTAAAAGAACAAATTAATATTTTAGAAAATCAAATAAAACAGCTCAAAGAAAAATGGTCTGAGAAATACAAAAAATCTATAGACTGTTCAAACCCAAAAGGTTTTAGCCAAAAGGCTCATTGTGCTGGAAGAAAGAAAAAGCAATGAAACTAAAAATTTTTAATGGAAGTTTAAAACCTTCAGATCAATCAAATACTCAAGCACTAATTCAATTAATAACAGAAACTATGAATAAATTTGACGTTACAGTTGATGTAGTAAATTTAAAAGAACTAAATTATGACTTTACAACAGATTCAGTAAAGGATGACCTTACACCACATCTTATTGATGTTGTAAAAAATTGTGATATGGTATCAATTGCTACTCCTATATGGTGGGGATCACAAAGTTCTTTAGCACAAAGTATAGTTGAAAGATTTGATGTGATTGACACTTGGGGACAAGATAACGATTATTATGCATTATATAATAAAGTTTTTGGATCAATAGTTTCAGGTGGCGGAGATGGTTTCCAACACATTCATGGTGTGTTGTTTAGTTTTGCATCTAACTTAGGAATGACAGTACCTCCAACTTGTAATTTAGAAATTGCCACACAAGGCAAAGATAAAATTATGAAAGACAAAGATGCAAAGAAATGGATTAACATATGGTGCAAAAATATGATAACATGGGCAACTATTTTGAAAAAAGCAAATCCAAGCAAATACGTACAAGACGATAATATAACTAGACCAAAGTATATTTAAAATGAAGTTACACGACCTTTTTGAAGCAGAACCAGATGAAGAAGATTTATATTGGCGTAAACCAAAAGCAAACGATTTATGGGCGTTAGATAAATTAATACTTTCTAAAAAACTTGGTTACGAGTGTGGACCAGCTGGAATTGATGTGGTAAAAGAAGGTGATTACATTGTAAGACCTTGTGTGAACATTTTTGGTCTTGGTTTTGGTGCAAAGAAAATGCATCTTAAAAAAAGTACTACACATTTACCACTTGGAACATTTTGGTGCGAATGGTTTAACGGTAGACATTTAACTATAGATTATGAATACGGAAAACAAGTTAGATGTGTTGAAGGATTTAAAAAAGATTCTACTTTACAAAAATGGGATAAATGGTTACGTGTTGATGACGAAATACCATTACATCCTTTACTTGAAAAACATTTCTCTAGTAAGCCAAAATTAAATGTTGAATACATTGGAGACAAATTAATTGAAGTTCATTTTAGATCAAATCCTGATTTTGAAGGAGATAGAAAAGAATACATTCCTGTATGGAAGGGTGGATCTACGGAAGCTCCTAACGGATATAAGTACATTAAACATCCGGATCTTCATGGAAGAATTGGAGCATTTGTAAAATGAGACTATTTGAATTAATTGAAAACAACATTACTGATAAAGACTTACAGCAACTTGAAACCTATGCTGACAGATTGTTTGCTTCACTGGGCATTGATGTAGAATTTTCAAAACATTTTAAAGATAGAATAAATGATCCAAGAAACGCAAAGCCAATCACAATGGCTGAACTAACAAGATTATTCAAACAAATATACAAACAACATGGTAAACCAATTGCACAACTAGGCCCAGATGCAGAAGCAGTAATGAAAGACATGCGAACAGATGTTAATGTTCCTTTTGCTTTACAATGGGATGGAAAAGAATTAGATCTTGTTGCAAAAACAATTATGCGTAAACCAAATTTTTCAACATCAAATCCAGAGTTTGCAGTAGAAGGTAAACGTATTGCACGTAAAAAAGGACAACCAGCTGGAAGTAAAAAACATAGTGACTTGTATACAGATGAAAATCCTAAAGGTACAATACAAGGATTGAAGTTTGCTACTGTAAAAGATGCAGAAGCAAGTGTAAGAAAAATTAAAGGTTCTGGAAAAAAACATGCACATAAGATACAGGCGGCTATTGCAATGGAACAAAGAGCAAAAGCGGCCGGCAAAAAATCAGCGGCATCAGTTTATAGAACTTACATTAATCAAATGAAAAAGAAAACTAAAGAAATGAAAGAATCTTTAGTTGAAGCATATATGATGGATCTTAATCAAAATGAAGATATGCTAGTATTAAAAGTTAAAGACACTGATCAAAAAGGTCATGTTGAAATAAGAGGTAAAAAAAATTATGAAACAGATGGATATGATCCAAAAGATCCTTTACACAAAGTATTAGATGAATTAGATCCAGCCACAGTTGCAAAACTGTATGGTGGAGAAGAAGTTTACTTGAATCCAAAAAATTCAAGAACAGCACCAGCTATAGCAAAAGCTAAAGAATTAACTA